AGTTGGTCAGCACTCGTAGAGGAGGGCCGGCGATTCGCCACGACGACCGAGAACATGGTTGGCGAGGCATCGAATACTGGTCCAGTGGGCACGACCCTGGCGCTGATCGAGCAAGGCTCGAAGGTGTTCAGCGGGATCCACAAGCGCATGCACGTATCGTCCAGGCAAGAGTTCAAGATGATGGCCACACTGAACTACGAGTTCATGGATGTGGAGGAATATCCCTACGAGGTCCAGGGCGAGGAGCGCACGATTCTCAAGTCCGACTTCGATGGTCGAGTGGACATCATCCCGGTCTCGGATCCGAACATCTGGTCAGCGACTCAGCGCATCGCGCAGAGTCAGGCAGTGCTGGAACTGGTCATGGCGGATCCGGAGCTGTATCCGAAGAAGCAGCGCAAGATTATTCATCGACGCATGCTGGAGGCGCTGCGGATCCCGGACCTGGACCAGGTTCTACCGGAGGACACGGACTCGGCCCTGGATCCGGTGAGCGAGAACATGAACTTCCTGGTTGGTAATCCTTCGACCGTGTATCCAAACCAGGACCACGAGTCGCATGTCGCAGTTCACATGAGTTTTGCTCAAGAGCAGGCCGCGGAGAATCCTGACCTGGTAGCGATGCTGGAGCCGGTGGTCCAGGCTCATGTCATGGAACACAAAGCCTACTTGTATCGGCAGCAGGTCGAGGCTGACCTGGGTACGCAACTCCCATACATCAACCTGGATGATCCAGCCGAGAACGAGGATCTGCCGCCTGAGCTGGAGCAACTGATCAGCCAGGCTGTGGCCAAGAAGCTCAGACCTCCGCCACCACCTGCACCGACCGCTGAAGAACAGGCCGAGCAGGATGAGCGTCAGCGCGAGGAAGACGAGCGTGACCTGGAGGTCATCGGCAAGATCGAGCGTGGTCGAGCTGAGTCAGCAGCCGGCATTGAGCGCAAGGACGAGGAGTCCACTGCCGAGCAGAAGCGCCTGGATAAAGAATCTGATGCTGAGGGGAAACGCAAAGACAAGGAATCGAGAGCCGAAGTTCGCCGCCTGGACAAGAAAGCTCGCGCTCAGGCCACCTTTGGGAGAGGGCCAGTGAGCGCAGTACGGAGTACAACGAGGAAGAAGGCAAAGAAACGTGGCAGTCGCAAGTCCTAAAGAAGTCCGAGCAGCGAGAGCGTTCCTGCGGAACCAGGGTGCGCTGTCGTCGGATATTCCGCCACGTAAATTCGCCAACTCAGCCAAGGAACTCAACATGGGATTCCGAAAGTTGCTACGGCTAATCGCCAGGTTATACTCTGGCGGCCAAGCTCAGCAGCAGTTCCGCATGAGTGCGATTGCTGCGGCTGCTGAAGCAGAAAAAGGGTAAGCGTCGTGCCCTAATGTTCGACGCAGGTGAGGAGATCTGTCATGACAGATTATGAGAAATATCCAAAGCCGAAATCTGACAAGACCGCAGGTCGTAGTGCCAAACCAGCAGGCACAGCGAAAGGCGGAGGTCAGCACTCAGTTGCCGGGGCAATGGGTAAGCACCAAAAAACCGGAACTGGTAAAGAAGGTGGCGGCAACAAGGGCGGAAGCTACTAATGAAGATGCCCACTGGCAGCAAGCCACCGAACCAGGCTCATACCAGTGCCGAGAAAGCTAAGGCCAGGAAGTCAACAGCCAAAGGCACCATGGGCATGGGCAAGACCGGCATGAAGGCCAAGGGTGCGATGGGTAAATACCAAAGCACTGGCGACGGAGAAGGCTAACCAGGAGAACGAGATGTCTGCACTTAGGTTGGCAGAACTCGTCCTCAACCGCTCCAAGGAGCGCATGGCGGAAAATCATGCCCAGATGGATAAGGGCGGTGGTCACGATCAGTACATGAAGCTCGTCGGCAAGAACGTCGAGCTGAAGTGGATCCAGACCATCATCAGGGAGTTCCTGGAGAAAGTTGAAGGAGAGGAAGAATTGGATGAACTCTGAAGCGGAAGTAGCAGAGCAGCAAGAAGCGACATTGTTGGACACGTTTGAGCCGAAAGATTATCCAGGGAAGATCGATCTGTGGCGCATTGCGGTGCAGATTGCGGAGCCACCTGAGACAAGTGCAGGTGGAATCATTACTCCGGAGGAGTATCGCGACAACAAGGAGTTCAGCAGTTACGTGGGCATGGTTAGATCCATGGGCCCGTTGTGTTACCAGGCAGTCACCAGGTCGCAACTCGATCTGAGCAAGGCACATGGTTGCCAGGTTGGCGACTGGGTGCAGTTTGGCAAGCATGACGGTGAGAAATTTCGGACGCTGGATGGCACCCTCTGGGTGATCCTTTCCGACACCCAGGTTATCTGCAAGACAGATGAACCTGAAGCGTTCGATTGCATGTCTCTTTGACTGGAGAATTGCGAGGAGTATTATCAGCGACACATAGTCGTTGCGGACTAGGAGAGCGAGGATGGCTAATACGCAACGGGACAAGATCGAGTATGAATTTGAGGATCTGCGACGGAACACTGATCCGATACCAGAAAACGTACTCGGCCAGCTTGGACTCGAAGACGAGGATTTAGACGAGGACGAGCGTCATGACGACACAAAAGCCAAGGACGACGATGGAGAGGAGTTGGAGAATGAAGGTGACCTGGACGACGAAGGAGAGTACAGTCCAGCGAAGATGACCAAGGCGATGCGGAAGCGTCTCGTCAAGGTCAAACGTGAAGCAACCAGGGATATTGCAGCCGCCAAAAAGGAAGCCGGCGAGACAATCTCCAAGCTGGAAGAACGGATCGCTTCACTTGAACAGTCAGGGAAGACTGATGAACTCGATAACGAGTTCGCTGGTAAGCTCGAAGATCTCGAATCGCAGATCGAGCAAGCCATGGAGGATGGCGACAGCAAGAAGGTCGCATCTCTCACCAGACAGATGTCTGAGCTAACTGCGGACCAGCGCGATAAAAAGCGCGAACTGGAAGTCGCTCAGGATGAGCCGGAAGACCTGGAGGATGAGGGCGATAAGCCCAAAGTTATTCCCAGGGCCATGGAATGGATCGGAGAGCAGGTTTGGTGGGATGACGAAGACCTCGGACACGTTCGAGCCTACGTTCGTAAGGCGGACCTCGCCTTGCAGAAAAAAGGATACGATCCCCACGACGACGACTTTTACGAGCAGCTTGAAGCTCTCGTTGAGGAGAAGTATCCAGGTGTCGTGGAACACACGATGGACCTGGAGTTCGACGAGGAGGAGGAAGAAGATCCCGATCTCGAACTCGAAGACGAAGACGAGGGTGATGAGTTTGATAGCGTTCCCTCGAAGAAGGTTGCTCGTCGTCGAAAGAAGAAGCGGAGCCGGGTAAGGAGCCCGGTGTCAGCAGGAGATCCAGGAGGGGTTTCCAGGACGAAGAAGAAGTTCAGGAAGAAAAAGGGAAAGACATTGAGCCGCGCCAGGGTTGCCAACATGAGAGCCTTTGGCCTGGATCCGGAAGATCCGAAAGCGGTTGAAAACTACTTGGAGGGCTGTGACTGATGGCTACGAATGCAAAACAGCAAGCTCGCAATCAAACGGAGAAGCGGAGAACAGAATCAGCCCAGGGAAAGAAACAATCCGGCAAGCAGAAGAATGCTCCGGAAGCCGTGGTCCATGCGGATGAGAAGGTCCACGATGAAAATACCGACAGGGACATGGACGACTTGTACGATTCGGAAGGAGAAAATGAAGTAACAGAGTGGCGAAGGCATTCAGACTTGGATGCGCCACCTGCCAGGGATGGATATGTAAATCGTTTCATTCGGATACGTCTGGGAACGGTTAAGGATACAGCCCGACTGAGAAATGCAATTCGAGAAGGATGGAGACCTGTCAAGGCGTCAAGCGTGTCAGATCGTTCACTGCCGACCATCTCGATCGACCAGTACGGTGATGTCATCGGCGTAGAGGACTTGATCCTATGTGAGATGCGCGAGGAAGTTCACGCTCAGCGGAAGAAGTTTTTCCGCGACAAGCAGCGGAGACAGAACCAAGCCATCGAACGTCAACTCAAGGGAGTGTCCAGGGAAGATGTGTCAGGTTTCGGCCCGATCACAGCGACCAGGCACTCATCCGTTACGGTGGCTCCGTCACGACAAGTGAGGGTAGCCGATGATGATTAACCGGAGGTATCCGAATGACAAACGTGGATCGACCGGCAGGTTTTCTGCCGACTCGCCACGGTGCAGGCGGAACTCCCCAAAGGCTAGGCTCGTATGAGATAGCGAATGGTTTAGCACAAGACCTATTTTCGGGCGACCCTGTTGTCCTGGTAGGTTCTGGCCGAACCATTACTATCGCGACAGCCGGCAATGCAAACCTGATCGTAGGTATCTTTGCTGGTTGCCGATACACCGATGCCAATGGGGATGTTCAGTTCAGACCGAACTGGGTAAGCGGCACCGTTGGCACAGGGTTACAACGTGGAGACGATAACCCTGAAGCCCTCGTATATGACGACCCAAGGATGGAGTTCGTTATACAGGTCAGCTCAACTGGCCTGGTAGTAGCAGATGTTGGTCAGTTGGCCAACTTTGTACTAGGTGCGGGGAACGCATTTACAGGCCGATCAGGCTATCTATTAGACCAGGCGTCTCTGAATCCTACCGCAAGGCAGCTTCGGATCCTTGGTCTGTCGAGAGTCCCTGAGAATGACTATGGTGAGTTCGCGAAGGCTCGCGTACTGATCAACAATCATAGTTACGGCCAACTCGCTGCGGGAGGTGTTTAGTCATGGCGATGAATCGAAGCGACTTCCGCAAGCAATTACAGGAAGGGCTGAACGCAGTCTTCGGCATGGAGTACAAGCGGTATCCAGAGGAGTGGCGCGACATCTTCGACATCGAGCGATCGATGAAAGCATTCGAGGAAGACGTACTGCTCGCTGGCTTCGCTGGTGCCCCAGTCAAACCCGAAGGCGAAGGCGTGGCATACGACCAGGGCGCGGAGAGTTACGTTGCTCGGTACACTCATGAGACGATCGCTCTGGCGTTCGCCATCACCGAGGAAGCCGAGGAAGACGGTCTCTACGGCAGCCTGGGTAACAAGTACGCTCGTGCCCTTGCTCGCTCACATCAGCACACGAAAGAAGTCAAAGGTGCTGACATCATCAACAACGGATTCGACGCCGGCTTCCTTGGCGGTGACGGTGTTCCGTTGTTTTCCGCGCTCCATCCGCAGTTCGGCGGAGGTGTCCAGAGCAACACCCTGGCCACACCGGCTGACCTTGCAGAGGCATCACTGGAGCAGGCAGCGATCGACATCTCAGAGTTTGATGACGATCGGGGCATCCCGATTGCCGCGCAGATCACGAAGCTCGTCATTCCGACTGAGCTGCAATTCGTGGCTACGCGCATCTTGATGTCACCGTATCGCACGAACACTGGCGATAACGACATCAGTGCCATCTACACTCTCGGAACAGTTGGCGACGGTTTCTGCGTAAACCACCGCTTGACTGATCCCGATCAGTGGACACTGAAGACTGACTGCCCCGATGGGCTGAAACACATGCTGCGTAAGAAGATCAGCCGCGGTATCGAAGGCGACTTCGAGACTGGCAATCTTCGCTACAAGGCTCGCGAACGGTACAGCTTCGGCTGGTCCGATTGGCGTGGTGCATACGGCTCGCCAGGTGGCGCGTAACAGATAAGGTCAGGGTAATCTCCAACTGACCTGAACCGGGATCCCGGCTGGAACATGGCTTTGCGCCAGCCGGGACTCCCTTTTGCAATAATTAACTGGCCAGGGACGGTCTTGCCCCTGTAAGGAGGGCTGTTATGAGTAAACATACAATTTCACATGCGCCGGTAATACTGGCTGGTGATGGAAACGCACTGAACCTCGCTGATTCCTTTTTCGGGATGTCTGATGAATTAGGAAATACCCTTCGAGGAATACGGCTGGGTGTCCTGGTTCACGAGTTTATCCAGGGAGGAGGCGACGATAACGCAATGCACTGCGCGTCACAGACACCAGCGGCTGGCACCGCAGACCAGGATCTGCTGATCAACGGCACCAATGCTGTGGATGGTGTTAGTAGGAATCTTTTTTGCGGTCGTGTGTCGATCACATCATCTGGTGGTGATGGCGCTAGGACATTCACGATTCTCGGTGATGATGCCAACGGCAGGCCGCAGGCCGAAGAAATCGCTGGCCCAGCTACGACTACGCTCGAAGGTCTCAAGCATTTCACCAAGATCAGGCGAGTCATCGTCGATGCCGATACAATCGGTGCCATCCAGGTTGGACAACTGGAAACTGGTCCTCGTGGTCTCAGAAGAAAATGCGTAGATCCGTTGCAAACTTTCCTCCCGAAATCTCAAATGCACCTTGCTGTCGAAGGCAGTACGGTCGTGATCACTGGCAGTTTCGACGGTGGCAACGATACGGCGCAAACTGCGTCGAATGCAGATCAACGTGCGGACTATCAGCCGGTTTCCTTCACTCAAGACATGGAGGTAATTTACCTGGCGGATCTCAGCAAAGAGGGAATGGGAGTGAACTACACTGATTCGCGTCAGGATACGTTCTCTGCAATCTAACGCATAGGAGTCTAGTGTCATGAGACAAAATGTCTTACAAATTGACCCCTACGCAGTGACCGATGTGGATTTTGTGGCGGTTTCACAGACACCGGCAGCGGGAGGCGAACAAGCCCTCACGCTTACTGGTTCTCCAGTCACAATGGATACACCTCGCCAGGTGTCGATCGTTTCAGCAGCGGATGAAACAGGCCGCGTATTCCTGATCACCGGCACCAGGCGCGATGGCAAATTGCAGATCGAGGCAATCGTTGGCGGGAACACCACCACGGTTACCACTGTCCAGGCATTCGCCACGGTTACTGAGATCCTGGTTGACGGTGACACGACTGGTGCGATCAGCGCCGGCATTGTCACCGTGGTTACGACCAACTGGTTTCCGCTCGACTACATCAGGAATCCAGTCAATGTTGGCCTGGTCATCACCGTCACTCCTACTGCTGTGGCTGATCTCACCGTCGAACTGACGCTATCGAATCTCCTGTCCAGGAGAGGCAACGACCCACTTCCAACGGTCGGCCATCACCTGGGCTCGAAATTCAAGTTGATTTATCCGGTGGTGAATCCTATCGATCACGATAGTCTGGTGAACGAAACGGCTGATGTGTCAGGTAATATCGCTTTTCCGTGTACTGCTTTGCGGCTGAAATCGAATGCGGCATTGACCCTGGCTCCGGTATTCCTGGAGATCTTGCAGGCTGGACATAGGGGAGCGTAACAATGGCCACAACGGGTACGTTTATCACGGATCCGAACCTGGCCGCTTACGCTGACGAAGCGGTTGAGAGAGCTGGGCTCGATCTCCAGGAGATTGTGACCCAGCATCTCATCTCGATTCGGCGTTCGGTCGGATTCATCCTGTCACGGTGGTCCAACAAGGGCTTCCGTCAATGGAAGTTCACGCAGGTTGTCCACAACACTGTGGTCGATGAGACTGTCTTCGATCTGCCGGAAGGTACGATCGATGTGCAGACTGTCGTTCTCAGGCGTAATGGTGTGGATACGGAGATGTATCCGATCGGTAGGTCGGACTATCTGATCATCCATGACAAGCTGCTGACCGGCAGGCCGGATCGGTATTTCATCGATCGTCGTCGAGATACACCTGGCGATGCGGTCCCTCCACAGATGTTCTATTGGCTGGCTGGTGAGAACACCACCGACCAGATCATCGCGAATGTCTATGGACAGATCGAGGACGCAGGAAACGCTCAAAATACCCTGGATATTCCGTTCCGATTTCAAGAGGCATTCGTGGCTGCCTTAGCTGCGAAGATCGCACAAAAGTACAATCCAGACAGGTTTGGCGAGCTTATAGCTGAATCTGAGGCGCTATTCAGAGAAGCCAAGGACGAAGACAATGAGAGCGCACCAATGGTCATCTCGGTCAATTACGATCGATTCTATGGGAGACGATAATGGTTAGCAGAGCAAACCTGTCTGGTCGTCCGCGGCCCAGCGGCGTTCTCAAGACAGTTCAGGATGGGCCAGATCCGAGTGATGACCTGGCTGTCGCCGCAGGAGATGTCGGTGGAGTAACAGGCCCAAGACGCCAACGAAATGTTCGTCGTCGTGAGCAGAACGGTGGTGGTGGTGCTAGGTATATCGGGCCTGACCCAGATGCACCAGTCGTTGGAATCGACGATCCCAATCCAGATGTAATTCCGGATTTTCCAGACGGAAAGGGACCAGATGTTCAGGTTCCACCGAGCCCACCACGACGAGTTCATGGTCCCGGTCGTCGTGGAGGTGGCGCAGGCTATCGGGCTCGCACAGGCAACATAGCCAGGGAAACGACAGAAGCACAGGAATCGGCAGGTCGAGGAGGTCGGTTTGGCGAGCAACATATTGCGGAATATGGCAGAACTCGTCCTCTGCCATCTTCCGCTCATCCGATGGGGGTCGCTCGATACGGTGGCGGAGCAGGAGTTATTCCGAGATGGGAAACCGGCGTAGGAGGTGGTGGATATGGAACTGATCCAGGTCCACTGCCAGAACCTGAGCCGCCACCAGAGGAGACGCCACCGGATGAGCCGCCACCAACGAGGCCGCCTCGTGATGGTCGTCGTGGTGGTCGTCGAGGTGGTGGCGGTCGTGGTGGCAGAAAGTTTTCATTTTACTAAGCGATGGCTATCGGGGCTGCATGGGCGAAAGGCAAATGGGCTGTCGGAGAATGTGCCCGTTCCGGACGCAAGATGTTGCTCCGAAATATGGTTGCGGATGGATACTATCCGAATCTGATCGTCGATCCTGAGTGGTACGAACCTAAGCATCCCCAAGAATCTCTACCCAGTGTCAGGGATCCAACTTCGTTATTCAGGCCAGCTCCTGAACGAGATCAGATCGGTGCCTCGATTTTACTTGGTGGCGCTCCTGCGGTAGATACCGTTCCTGGCGGAGGATTCGGTGTGACCCTGGGCCTGGGCTCTGGAAGTGCAGCCCTGCCATTCGGTTACTCCCTGGGTCAGGTGACGAGTGACTTTACGCCGATACCTCCTCCACCGGCAGGAACTAAAGCAAGCGACTATGGCTCAACTGAAGCTGAACTCTGCAACAATGCAGAACCTGGTGGCGCTCCTTTCAGGCTGGATGCTTTCTGGAAGCCCGATGGCACCAGATGTTACACGACCATGCAAAATTCAGTGGCAGCACAAAACGATGTGTCTCCGGCCTGGTCATGTACACCTGGTTGGACGAATCGAGTTACCACTGGTGCAATAACAAATAATCGCAGCATCTGGTGGTCACCAGATGGAACGAAAATGTCGATATGTACGCGAGTTCCATCGACAGCATTCAGGATCATCGTCTGGGATCAATCAGCCACTCCATGGGATCTGACGGTTCTTGGGGCATCGACCTTCAAAAATTTCGGTCCAGGTGGAGCTGGTGGTCCGTTAGATCATATCTGGAGCGCAGACGGTCTAACGTGTTGGGTGCATTACACAGGCGCGATACCTGCTGGAACTTCGACCATTCTTAAATACGTTGCCACGATACCCTTTGATCCCGTATCGCTTGGTTCAGGGTTTGTCGCGTCTTTTGATATGTTCCCTGATGCCAATAATGTACGCACCATTGCCTTTTCGACAGATGGTACTGTGATGTACGCAATGCAGGGTCAGAACTTGGTCTCGTGGAATCTCACCGTCGCGTTCGACATTACGACAATGACGAACTACACGATTGGGCCAGCCATAGCAGCAGCATCGTTATCGATTCCAAGAGGAATCAATGTGCGGCCAAGTAATCAGGACATCTTTATTGAAGGTGATCAAAATCTACGGAGAATGGCATGGTTCCGATTAGGAACTCCGTGAGGATTTAATATGGCTACATCGGTATCATTCACATACGACCAGCTCATTGCTGCACTCGGAACCTGGTTGGAGGAAGGTGCTGCTGAGTTCACTGGCGATCTTCCGACCCTGGTAAAGATGGGTGAAAGTCGCCTTGCCACAGATCTCAACTTCGAGATCTTTGACGTAGTGGTCACAGGGGCGCTCACGAGCGGCCAGTTCGTCCAGGCAATCAAACCATTGAACTGGCAAGGCACCAGGTCCCTTCACCTACGAGACTCCGGTGGCGGCGGTCTCAGGCGCTACCTGGAACGCAGGAGCTACGAGTGGTGCCTGGACTTCGAGCCTGATGAGAGCGCCACGGCAGAGCCTCAGTATTACGCTGAGTTCACCGATACTGAGTTCTTCATGGTGCCAGCCGCGGATGCGACTTATGCCTTCGAGCTGCGCCAGATCCAGAGCCCTGAGTCATTGGCACCAGCGAATCAGGACACCTGGCTGGGCACGAATGCCGGCGACATATTGCTGTACGCATGCCTGGTCGCCAGTGAGGAGTGGTTGAAGTCTGACCAGGGCGAGATCGCAACATGGAAGTCGAGCTACGGTGAAATACTAACATCCAGGAGGCTCGAACTGAGAAGGCAATGGAGAGCTGATTACAGTCCAGTCCTTGAAGCAGCCAGAACGATAGGTGTCGTATGACCATCGTTGCAGGCACCAACTTCCAGTTTCTACGGGATCAGCTATTCAACGGGCTGCATGATCCGGAGAACGATGCGCTGTTCTTCGCTATGTACACGACCCTGGCCGACATCGATGTCAAGACAGCAGATCTCCAGTCTGCGCTGACTAACGAGCTGGTTGGGACCGGATACGCCGCAGGTGGCTTCGCGCTCACTACGAATGTCATCTATACGCCAGGCGGAGCTGATCGTCCGGTCATGGACATCGATGACATCTTTATTGCGAACGCTACCTGGGGAAACGTCAATCCGAATGAAGGAGCCCAGGGAGCAGTCATTTACAACACCACAGCCGGCCCACAGGTCGGAAAGATCCTGTGGATCATCAACTTCGGAACGCCGATCGTGATAGATAACGGTCCTCTGACAATCATCTTTCCTGATCCAACGAATCCAGCTTTGGCCATGGTGAGATCCGTTGGCTAATCTTGCGACACCTCTACTGCAACTGGTCTTGCAACAGACCGGCGAGAATCCTAATGGAGTCTGGGGCGATACGCTCAACACCGGATTCATGGATCTGGTGGATGATGCAATCTCTGGGCGAGCAGATATTGACGTAACTTCGATGGGTCAAACTCTGACAGATTTTCCTGGTGCGCCGAATGAATCCAGGGCCATGATGTTGGTGATCATTGGCACACCTGGCGTATCGAGGGAAGTTATTGTTCCTGCCAGGCAGAAGCTCTACCTGGTTAAAAATCAATCAACAGGACCGGCAGTGATCAAGACGCTGAACAGTACCGGCGTGACAGTTGCGATCGGAGACAAAGTTGCTCTGTATGTTGATCAGGCTCTCGATGCTGTCATTCAGATCGGCTCGGTAGGAGGAGCCTTTGAACAGGGTGATCCTTTCAATTCGCCAGCACAACCAGGAACAATCATCGGCGCAAGTGCCGGCGCTCAGTTTCCAGGGCTCATTACCGCAACGCAGGGCAATGTTGTCTCTGCTCAGCTCCCTCTTGACGCAGGTCCTTTAGGTGTCACGGTGAATGACACAAGCTATCGATGGGTCAAAACCAACTTCCCTGGTGGCACAGCGGATGGCTCGCAGTATTCTCCATCACCGTCTGCCGATCACTGCACGACAGTCACGATCGCAGAAGACGATGGTTTCGTTACGTTTTTCCACGATTGTTACGTCTGTTTTTTTGCTGATGGCCTGAGCATCGAGTTCTTCAAGTGCAGTGGAGCGCCCTGGATCAGCGGGACGATTCGATTTATCTCGCAAAACCACAAGCCACTTTTTACGAATTACCCAAGAGTCTGATCAATGATCGATGCCTTTACCTCAAGACTGAGATTCCGCAAACCAGAGGTCGGAGCAAAGCTCGATGAATGGGCACCACCGATCAGTGCCGGGCTGAACGATGGTGTTGCCGATCTGATTGATCAGGCTATGGCCCAGATCTTCGACATCGATGTGGGCCCTGGCGATGTCATCTTGAGCGCAAATAATGGGTTTCCTGATAGCCATCGACCAATGTTCCTTCGCGCCAGTGGCACACCTGGAGTGCCGCGGAGTATTTCAGTGCCGGATCCACCGACTCAGAAGATGTACGTGGTGGAAAATGTCGCTGACGATGATGTGACCTTCAAGACGATCTCTGGCTCAGGTGTGATTCTGAAGCCAGAGATCCGCGCAGTGGTTTTCGTCGATGAAGTATTGGACGAGGTTTTCTCGATCAGGTTTTTGGAAAATGCTGTGGAAGCTCCATCGGTCTGGATTACTGGTACGTTCGATCTGGAAGGATCAACACCATTACATACAGTGACTTATCGGTATGCGATCCAGGGTGAGAGAATCATGTTTCAAATAGAGGACTTCATTAACATCACGATGTCTCCAGATCCAGGCAATCCATTCTCGGAGTTCGAGCTGATCCCGAATACGCCGGCTTTATTTCCTGCGGAAGCTCTGCCTTCGTTTGAACAATCCTGGCCAACGTATCTGCGGATCAGTCCATCGATCGTCGAGAAGTGGAGCCTCACCATTTCGGCTGGCGTATGGAAGTATTCTAAGGACGATTTCCTGATACCAATACCAGATAACTCGGTCATGACGCTACCGCGCACCGAGACCAGAACCTACTACAAGTCGGGCTTCTGATGGCTGATACATTCACTAACCAACTGCGCCTGACCAAGCAGAGCGACCAGGAAAACGTCAACATCTGGGGCAACAATTACAACGATGGTGTAATTACCCTGGGTGAGGCTGCGATTGCTGGTCGAGTCGATCTTGAGGTCACGTTTGGGAGTGTTGAGCTGAGCCTGGCGAATGGATCTTCGGATACTGCCAGGCCCATGTTCTTGCATGTGATCGGCAATCCAGGTGAGCCCAGGGTCATCACGGTTCCTCCGCTGCAAAAGTTGTACGTTGTCTCGAACGAGACCGATCCACCGTTTGATGTAGAGGTCAGGACCTCGGTTAATCCAGGACGACTCGTTCCTCCTGGTGAGAAATCATTCGTGTACGTTGATCAGGCCGGTAGCATTGTTCGTGCGCCAACTGATGCAGCCGGCGACACGGCACTGGTGATGGAGGCTCCGTTTGAGGGTCAGCTTTTCAATATCAGCAATGCGACTGCCGGGCAGACGCAGGTCCTGATTACATTTTCGGCTCAAGGTGGTTTGACAGTTGTCAGGATCCCACTGATCGATTCGACCATCAGCACCAATCTTTTCACTTTTGTTCCAGTAGGTCCGGTCAATCCTGGCCTGGTGCCGAGTGGGCCAAACTTCAACGAATACGATCTGTGCATAAAGGAGAATGGTGTCCTGGTCGAGTGCTGGTTCCGCATAGCCGGATCCGGCCCGGTTCAGATTAACCCCTCTGCCGGAGGGCAATTCACACCAGGGTCTCAGCGGGTAACTCAGTATCCGCTTGAGTTCATTATTCATCGAGGGCTGTAATGGCGCGAGGAAATTTAGTAGAGCTTGAGATCGGCCCTGGTGTCCTTACCGAGGAGACTGCTCGTGGTGCCTTCGGTCGATACAAGGATGGTGACAGGATTCGCTTTCGCCAGCTCCTGCCTGAAAAGCTGGGCGGCTGGATCCTTGCTCCTATCGGTACTGCGCCTGGCAACGTAGATAATGCGAACAGCCAGTTCACTGGCCTGAGTGCGACGTACATCATCGGCGCATCGTCGATCCCGCTTGAGGGCACGTTTAGCGTTCTCGATGGAGATCCGATATGGCTCTTTGGTACATCTCTGACTGGAGTCTGGGGCACCAGGACGATCAATGATGTAGCAGCAGTCGAAGGAGCTTTCATCTTTGACCTCGATGCCGCGGTCACAGCCTCCCTGGGAGATGCGTGTGTCATCGAATATCCGGCTGAATTTGGTGGTGCTGGTGATGCTTCGTTCGCCAGTGTCGCACTGCTCGCTGATCAAGACGGTCCTAATGGCGCTACCGTTTACACGGAGAAATCGAATAATGCCCTCAGTGCGAACTTCATCGGTAGTGCCCAACTTGATACCTCACAGAAGAAGTGGGGCTCAGCATCATGCTTCTTTTTAGCCGCTGGCAGCTACCAGGAATATCCTGATGATCCTGCTTTCTCTTTAGGATCCGGAGATTTCACGATAGAAGGATGGGCATTTTTCAATTCGTTCCCTGCTGTTGGCGATGAAATGACGCTGGTGTCGCAGTGGTCCATTGGCACTTCGTCTGATCGAGCATTTGCGGTAAGCGTTATCCAGGATGGAGGCGCAATCAGATTCAGAGGTGAAGCTACCAGCGTCTTTGAGCAAGGCTCATTGCCAGCCGGTTCGACGAATACAGGTCAGTGGTATCACTTTGTCATGCAGGCATCGGCAGGCGGCGTATTGAGCCTGTGGTTCGATGGCCTGCTGGAGTTCGAGGCTCCGGTAATCTTTGGGCCGATGAATGATTCTACTGAAACCGTCAAACTTGGTGTTTATGATCCTGGCGGTGGGGCCAATGCAGGCTGGTTCGATGGCTACCTTGATGACGTTCGCATCACGGTAGGTGTTGCTCGGTATCCGACAGGCGGCAACATCACGCCTCCCACCGCAGCATTCCCCACTTCCGGTGGAGCTGGTGGAGCATCGATCATCGGTGGCGGCACAGTGGGCTCTGAGGTCCTGGTGCTGGATCAGCCAATCAACACCTACATTACGGCCCAGACGATCGTCAGGATCGACCTCGATGGTGGCGGAGTCCATTGGACCAAGACTGTCACGAACATCATCGCTGGCACATCGACGATCCAGATACAGAATGGATTGCCTGCTGTTCCTGCTCTCGGCAACAACATCAATTTGTACTGCGCCACATCGGACATTGTGGATGACGTTAATGAGCTGAGCTACGTGGTTCGCTTCCTGTCAGCGCCGATCGCAGCCGCGACGACAGTCAGGCTCACTGAATCCCTGCCATGCGATGCCGATGGCAATAACGTCAACATCTTCCCCTTTCAGCAGGTCACGGCGAATGGCGACCAGGCGGCGACAAGCAGCCTGTCGATCACGCCAGTCACGACGATTGCTAATGCGGATGGCAGCGGCTTCGCTGAATCAATCGTGGTGGCTCCGAAATTTGAAACAGAACAAACCTGCTTCCTGGGATTTGCCAGGGCCCTGCATGACTGGGTAGATCTCGATGGTGAGCGATGGCTTGCTATTGGCACAGACGTAAAGCTCTACCTGGTAAACCAGGGAACACTGTTCGACATTACTCCGCTCCGCCAAACAGGCATTCTCACGGATCCATTCGACACCGTTTTGGGTGATCAGACGGTGACCGTGAATGATGTGGCTCATGGTGGTGCGGTAGGAAACTTTGTTCGATTTTCTGGCGCGTCAATCGTTGGTGGTCTGGATCTCAACGGTGAATTTCAGATTGGAGCCGTGATCGATGCCAACAGCTACACCATCGAGGCAGACTTCCCAGCCACCGCTACCGCTTCAGGCGGCGGCACCGTGCTGTTCGAGTACGACATCGATGTCGGTGCATCCGGCAATGTCACTGTGCAGGGCTGGGGCACCGGGCCCTATGGTGCAGGTCTGTACGGCTTTGGATCAACTGTCACCGGCATTGCTGTCGCACTCAGGATCTGGAGCCTGGATAACTTTGGTGAAGACCTGCTGGCCGCGCCGAGTGCTGGAGCCTTATTCCACTGGGATCTGAGTCTCGGCACGACATCTCGTGCTGTCCTGGTAGAGGAAGCTCCGGCCACCATTCAGTGGATGCTGGTATCTCCGGAAGCCAGGCATGTCATTGCCTTCGGGGCAGGAACAGGAAACGCAGTAGCTCCTGGTGAACCAGACAAGCTGCTGATCAGATGGTCCAGCTCGGAGAACTTCCAGGACTGGGTGCCGACTTCAATCAATACTGCCGGCGACCTGCGCCTGGATAAGGGCTCAGCGATCGTCACAGCAGTCGAGTCTCGTGGTGACATCATCATCATGACCGATGAGTCGCTTCATGCTATGCAGTTTATCGGTGGCGCTTTGGTTTTCAGCCTCAGACACCTGGGCCAGAGCGTGGCAATTATCGGCCCGAATGCCGGCGTCGATGTGAATGGCATCGTGTTCTTCATGGGCGAAGATGACTTCCTGATCTATGACGGTGTGCTGCGAGTGCTGGATTGTGATGTTCGTAACCAGGTATTCGACGACCTCAATGGAGCCCAGGGCTTCAAGGTATTCGCCTCGGTCAATAAGCTGTTCACCGAAGTCTGGTGGCTCTATCCGGATGAGTCGTCCGAGACCAATACTCGATACGTGAAGTTCAACTATAAGGATCTGGTCTGGGATTATGGGACGATCGAACGTACCGCTTTCCACGATTCCAGTGCTTTCCTGTTGGCTCCATACGCTACCCAGGGCGGCAAGTTATTCCTGCACGAAACAGGCGTGGATGACTCTGACGAAGATGGTGTCCTGCATCCGATGAACTCGTTCATCGAAACCTACGATGCTGAGATTGAGCCAGGCGGCCAACACATAATGCACATTGCCTCGATGATCCCGGACTTCAAGAATCTGGTCGGCTCGATTGATTTGATCCTGACTGGCCGGCAGTATCCCCAGGATCCAAGTGATGAGGTGACCAAGGGACCATTCACGATTCTACCGACTACCAAGCGCATCGATATGCGGATGAGAGCCAGGCAGATCTCGTATCGGATTCAATCCGATGCACTAGGCGACGATTGGCGCATGGGCACCTGGCGAGCAAACGTCAGGCCACATGGGAGACGCGGCGGTGGGTAGGCCATCATTTCCACAATTTGACGCGACATACGACCAGTACAAGATGCGTCAGCTCGTCGATGAGTTGGTTCGATGGATCAATACAGTCGAGGCTACGACAGGAAGTAGTGGTGGTGGTGTTGCTCCTATTGAGACAGTGCATAACGCATTGACTGGTCGAGATGCTGCGAACGCTCATCCACAGACTGCGATTACCGGACTGGTCTCTGCCCTGGCATCGATCAACAGCCAGGTATTGATCAACACTATCGGAATCTCGCAGCTTACAGCCAGGGTTGTTGTGCTTGAGAACCAGGATGAATCTGATTCCTTCCTTGAGTGGGCAATGTAATGCCGTATGTTGGAGCGTCACTTGCAGATGGTCAGCTTCCGAATGCGCCTGGTACGCTATTCACCGCATCGGTATCGACGATCGTCAGGTCCTTCGATGTCTATAATGATGGTGTTTCAGAGCAGGATGTCATTTTCTATATTCTTCGCGACGGATCGACACGCAGAAAGGTTGGCAGGGCCGAACTCTTGGAGAATGAATTTGCAGAGGTTCTATCGGATGGCAAGGTATGGGTATTGGCACAATTTGACCGAATCCAGGCGGAGACTACTGATCCCAACCAGGTCGATTTCACGATCACCGGGGCGGTGTTGACATGAAGGTTTTTAATGCCCAGGGCATCGAGAAAGATGATAATGCCGATGTATTGGTTGAGCTTGCTGCTCTCAATGCCAGCAACGTAGCTATCAGCAATACGCTCGATGACATTGAAGACATCAATACGGATGTGCGAACGAGCTTACAGAAATCTCGTACTTTGCAGGAGCTTACGACCAGGGAATTGCAGATCGCCAATCTACATTTTACGATCATGAACGACATGGAAATTGAGGAGCCACCATAATGGGCATAGAAATTGAAAGTGCAGCAGATGGCAATAAGCTGCTTATAGACAGTACGGGCAGGGCGCTTGTTGACGCGCAATCCCGCGCACGAAGTTTTTACGTGTCGCGAGATGACCAGCGGGTTTTCAACACGATCTTTGAGGATGCTACTGCGGTAGCCGGAGAGTTCGTAGGGTATTTCAGAAATACCTCACAGAGCAGAATCTTCGTCGTCGAACTCGCTCGTCTTGGAGGCGATGTGGCATCAGTCTGGAAGATCCACAAGGTCACTGGCGCTGCGCCAGTATCTGATGGTGGGGCTGTGATTCCGGTTAATTTGAATTTCGGCTCAGGTATCCTGGCCGAAACCGAAGCCTTAGAGGAAAACGTGACCGGAATAACGTCAACAGGTGAAACTGCGATAGCCAGTCATGGTGCTGGTGGTGGAGTGCTTGTCGTCCTGGACGATGCAGTAATCTTGCCGCCTGATACCGCCATCGCTTTCCAGAAAGTGACCGGCGCAACGGACGTAGCAAACGTGGGAATGCGGGGCTACTACGAGGAGCTGTAATTGCTCAAAACCAAGTTAATCGGCGCAGGACCTGAGCGAACTGAAGCGCGAGTTGAAAGATCGGGCGCGATAAGCACCGTCGAGCGGCCATTTCCTCCGTTCGGCGTGAGGCAGAATGTCCGTCCGTTTCGTCAGTTCCTGACTCTCGATGGAACACCAGGCGGATCATCCGACATGCTGGTTGATGGTAGCGTGACGCCAGTCGATTTTTTTGTGACAGCACCACAGGAAGCGGATCTCTACATCATCAGGTTGTCGTTCATCATCGTCGATCAGAACATGACGTTGAATCAGTTCGGAAATATAGCTGCGCTGACCAATGGAGTGCGGCTGTTTTATACGGACGAGCTGGGAGAAGTAGATATTGCGGAGTCTTTGCAAACCAACTTCGATTTCATTCGCTTATGCTCCGGATTGCCAGGCGTGGGTGATGGAACCAGTGCATTCATCGCTTTCAACGTGTCTGGTAATTCTGAAGGCATCATTCCAGTTCTGGATCTCAAGGATACTTTCGGATTCAGGTGGGGCCTGGAATTACGGAACGGATCGATGCAAAAGGTCGTATTGACGATTAGGGACGACATTACCGGCATCGATGCGATGAATGTTATTGTGTATGGATTCTTGAGGTTGGAGGACCAATCGCTACCGAAGGTATAGTTTTTTTGGAGTCGGAATCATAGGAGACAGCCATCATGAAGAAGGTGAAGATTCGCAGGGCAACACCCTGGGATGTGATTAAGGTCGCGCATTTACTGAAGCGAGCGGCTAAGGAACAACGAGAGGATATTTGGTATTCGACGATCAGCATCAATGAAACGAAGCAGATCTTCCACATACTGAGCCTGATTGATCAGGGTTTTGTCGTTGTCGCTGAGACGCACGACCAGAAACAGATCGTAGCAGCGATGGGCATGTCGATCGCGAGAGATGACTGGAGCGACGACTGGGTAATGCAGAACGATTGGACATACGTTTTGAGAACTTGGAGAGACACGGATGTTGCCGACCAGCTTATGAAAGCGGTCGAGAGATTTGCGGATAAAAGTGGAGATCCGGCGACAGGGAAAGGGTTGCCAATCATTATCGGAATGATGACTGGCCGCGACACCGACTTGAAAGACAAGTTGATGGAGCGCAAAGGCTACCAATATGGTGGCGGCAACTTTGTGAGGGCACCAAGAGATGTCCAAAAAGAAAAAGACAACGACTCAAGAACGGAAGATCCCGCAGTGGCTTGAGGCAGGTAGTCAGCAAGCGGTAGCGATGGGTCGGCGTATTGCCGATCGTCCCTACCAGGAATATGAAGGCCAACGATTCGCTGAACTCGATCCGAATGAGCAGGCAGCGATGGAGATGGCAGCTACCGAAGGTGGCGCGTACCGAGCTGATGTAGAACGGTCGCGAGAATTTGCTGAACGGGGAGGGCAGTCTTTCCTCGACGCCGATATTCAGGCGTACATGAATCCCTATATCCAGAGCGCATTAGAGCCTGCGGCTCGTGAGATGCGTGAGGAAGGAATGCGCCGGCAGGTCGCGGCAGGTCAGGAGGCTGCCATGGCTTCGGCCTTTGGTGGATCCAGGGCTGCCATCATGACATCCGAGGCCAGCGGCAAGAGCCTGGAAGCAATCTCAGATCTGTATGAGCGCGGCTATGCTTCGGCATTCGAGTCCGCGGCGAATCGATTCGAGCAAGATCGTGTAGCGGCACGAGCCGCTTCAGATCAGTTCCGAGCAATCGGAGCAGAGGGCCAACAGATGCTCTCCAACGAGATGAACAATCTCCTGGTCACAGGCGGACTGCGCCGGCAGTTGGAACAGGTGAATCTCGACTTCGATTACATGGAGTTCGTTGAAGCCAGGGACTGGGACATCACCAATCTGCAACCGCTCCTGGCTGCACTCAGCACCGTACCCTACAGCGAGACCCAGACCACCACCGAACAGACCAGTGGTGGCACATTCCAGGCAGTCCTGGGTGCGGCGACCACGGTGGCCGCGGCCTACTTCACTGGCGGCCTGAGTACGATGATTAAGGCTGGAGCCGATAAGGGCGGAGACGAATCCGACATCCGGTTGAAGGATAACGTCGAACTGATTGGAAAGTATGGTGAGTTCAACTGGTACAGGTGGGATTGGAACGATGCAGCCAAAGCAATCGGCTGTGACGAAAACATATCTGAAGGCGTGATGGCTGATGAGGTGATCGTTACCAGGCCAGATCTCGTGGGGCGCAGGAATGGCTACTTAACCGTTGATTACGGGAGGATCAGTCATGGGTAGATTGCTTGAAGAATATATCGCCACAAACGTCCCAGCATTAGAGGACATCGTTCGTGGCGGCATCCAGCAACCTGAAGGAGCGATGACCTTTCCAGGGCCACAGGAGCCAGAGGCACCCTTACAGGGCCAACCTATCGGCCCAGGTGGTGCGCCAACAGGGCCTATGGCGGCATTGCCAGGACCAGGTGGCATCAATCCAGCAGCAGCAGCAACTCCTACCTTTGCAGGCGCACCAGATCCAGGAGGTACGCAACCAGCGATTCCACCTGTGCAAGCTCAGCAACAGCCAGATAGAAGTGGTGAGTTCGAGCCTGGGCCTGACAGCTTTGCCGGTATGTCTGAGACCGCTAATCCAGAGGACATAAATAGCGCGACCGCCGCGCTGGAAAAAGCCCTCAATGAGAAGGGCTCGTCAATCGATGAGGAGCATGCCAAGACCACAGGCGGCGAGGTCGAGGAATCTGAGGACGATCCGGAAGGCAAGTCCAAAGGCGAGGGCCTGACCAGGCAGGAGAAGGGCCTGATTCTGATGGAGTTCGGCTTGAACCTGATGGCTCAGTCCGGTACGGGAGAAGGCACCCTGGGCGGCGACATCGGCATTGCTGGTGGAGCTGCACTCAAGGGTCACGTAGGTCGCAAGCAAGCTGCAAAACAGGCCGCGATCGACGCTCAGGAGCGTGAGCAAAAGCGGCGTCTCACAGAGGCGCAGATCAAGAAAGCCGAAACTCCAACCGCAACGATCAAGACCGACAAAAGCGGAAACTACATAAGCATCTCGGAGGGTGTATCGACTCCGATCCTGGATGCAAGTGGTGAACCAGTTAGTGCGGAAAACGCCGAGAAATTTGCTTCTGAGGTTGATCGTCAGGCTTACGAAGAATTGGAGTGCGAAGGTCTATCAGGATCTGCATTGAAGGCATGTAAGCGTCGTGCGCTTGCCTATGGGACAGGCGGAGGAGCGAAGGTTGCATTCCCAGAATTAGAAGCGGCTGACCAGGTTGATCGAGTCAGAAAGGATCTTGACGATCCTGATCGTAAGAGTCAGAAACATCATGTGCCAAGCGCCAACAGAAAGATTAAATGGAAGGATATGACTCCTGAGCAGCAGGATGAAGTGGCGAATACTCGTGTCGATAAGAGAATGGAAATCGTCCGTCGCTATGCCACTCAAGGTGGTGAAGGTGCTGGTGCCGCGAAGGATACAACCGGAATCCTGGAGAAACTGTCTCCTGACGATCGTGCCAGGATCAAACCAGGCAAGGTCTATACGTTAGAAGATGGCAGGAAATTCAAGATGGTCAATGGTGTGCCTCAGATTGTAGAGTAATGGCAGAGCTTTCAATCATATCCGAAGAAGACGAGGAGGAGCAGGAGCCTTTAGCGGCAGCTCCGAAGCCAGGGCTTTTATCGATCGGAGGTGAAGCCGACGAACCAGAGATTCAGGCTCCACCTCCGGCTGCAATTCCAAAGCCAGAGCCCTTGTCGATTGTTGCGGAAACCGAAGATATAGCGTCTCCGGTGAGTCGTATTGATATTGGATCAGACGAGGAGCCTGGTTTCCTGACTCGTGCATTCGATTCGTTCCAGGCGTGGCGTGATGAAACGAAAGCCGAGATGAAGCGAAACGCTCCTACTCGTGAAGAACGCCAGCAGATCACCAAGGACAACATCAAGCTCAATCGTGAGCTGTTCAGCAACAAAGGTGGTGGTCAGTTTAGCTTTGGCAGTTCCAGGCCGGCACCGCATTCTGCCCTGGTACGCGCCGGCTTGGAGGAGCCACCAGAAAATGAAGTAGAGAACGCACTGAATGATTATCTGCGCCCGAATGCAGATACTCCAGGCAGGCCATCTCCCGAAGGCCGGCTGAAGAAAGAGCGAGAGCAATGGGCCAGGTATCCAAAGGATCAAGCAGGTTTCCTGATCGATCCAACCAGGCCGATTGTTCAAAATCCAGATGGCAGTTCGTCCAGCGAACTCAGCATAACGATCGACGCTGATGGCCGCTGGTTCAATATCCCATCCATGGTAAATGGCAAGCAGGTTTCCCAGGAGGAGGCGATCGAGAGCGCCCGTAGCTGGGCGAAGAAAGGTTGGATCCATCCGAATTTTGCTACCCAGGAAGAAGCGGTGGCGGCGGCTGGGGCCCGTTCAGATTACCTTCCGACAGCCAGGGAGGAGTGGGCAAACCGCAAGCCTGACGAGCCGAAAGAACCGAGGGAAGAAAAGCCGGAAGATCCATGGGGTTTGGTGCTATGGGACACACTGACCAACGTACCAGCGGGATTCAAGCGGCAATATGGTGGCGCGAAGATGTTCCTGAATGCGCCACGAGATCTGGCATACATTTTGGAGGCTGCTTCAGACCAAGGTGTTGCCCCGGAGGATAGCTTTGCCCTTGAGGTAGAGGCTTACGTCCAGGGCAAGGAGCCGGCTGAGTATTACGGTGAGATGCTGAAAGAAGCGGAGAACAACGCCGACCTTCAGGAAGGTCTGCGGATCCACCAGGAAGCGACTCAATACCTACAGAACTATCAACCGAATGTCCGGGAGGATTCGGCCAAGTATTACGCTGGAGCCATCATCGAAGGCGCGATCAATATGTCTCCGATGCTGATCACGACTGCTGTAACCAGGAGCCCAACTCTTGGCCTTGCCGTTATGGGCGGCCAGGTATTCGCTGATCAGTACGCTGAGTCAATAAGCCGAGGTCGATCGCACAGTGAAGCAACGCTGGATGGCACCGTGTTTGCTGCTGCGGAGATGCTGACTGAGAAAATACCGCTTGGGATTCTGACCAAAGGAGGTGGCACCTTACTGAAGCGATTCTTCAAGGCTGGAGGCGCTGAGGCGATTCAGGAGCCTGTGACCCAACTTATTCAGGAAGCCTACACCATGGGCATCATCGAGGATGAGATGACCTTCGGTGAAGCCCTTGTTGAGATTGTCACAACCGAAGAAGGCAGGGCCATGCTGAGGCGATCAGCCATCATCGGTTTCGGTGTTGGTGGCACCCTGGCTACTGCGGTGCATCCACTCTACAAGGATGTGGTCGATGAAGGGGATGTTGATCCAGATGGTGGTCCTGGTTGGATTGATCTTCCTGAGACAGGGCCTGGTGGTAAACCACTGAAGAAAATGCCATCCGAGATGGACCGAGAAATCTCGAAGGAGGAGGCCGACGAGCTTGGTCTGTCTGAGGTGGATGTTGATGTGGATCTGTTGGAGCGTGTTGCTGCCGGCGACCCCCTGACAATCGATGAGCAATACACCCTGACCAACGGGAAATACGGCATGTTTGTTGGTGCCGAGGAACGGGTGATGCTGCTGCCGAAGGGCCTCAAGGAACTCAAGAATCTGCGAGAACGGGCTGCCGGCGAAGAAATCATCATGGAAGGTGAGGAGATCACCATCAGGAGAACCGGCGAAGCGATCGACATTGCTGAGCCAGTTGAGCCAGGCGTGGTTCGACGAGCGCAGCGAGTGATGGAGGAATACGCCAAGGTCCAGGAAGCTCATCCAAAGGCCATGACAGCGATGACTCCGGCGCTGAAAACGAAGATCGATAATCGCTGGAGTACCTTAACTCCTGAGCAGATGGACGAGATCATGACGGTCTTCGAGGAGTTTGAAAAGCTGCCAGCAGGAGACGAAGCAAAACTTAGGAAAGACCTCGAAATCTTGTTGAAGCAATTCCAGGAGGCAGCGAAGGGCGAGCCAGACGAGGACGAGGAGTTGGTTCGATTCAAGAGACGAACCAGGCGCTTGTTTGCCGGCGAGCAAGTAACGAAAACGGAGCATGACACTGACAGGGTGACAGTCCCTGAGCGATTGAAAGATCTCGTGGGCCCGTTACCTGAACTACAAACGCATCCATTGGCCAAGGAACCAACAGCTCCGAAGCGAATGGTCAGTAATGAGTGGGGATCTGGTGTGCGGCAGCGACTCAGGATGGCCTATCCAGGCGTCACCGATATGGCAATCGAGACCGCTTTCCAGGAAGGTCAGGGCATTGAGGGCCTGCTTGTCAATTTACGCAACAAGCCTGCCTCTGTGACAGCCGTGCAGAATATCAATGCGATGCTGGGAGCGATCGACAAGCTCGTCGAAAAGTACGACATGCTCAGGTCAGAGATCGTGGCAGAAGAAGACGAGATCAGCCCGATGGAAGTCTTCAGATCTGATGTCGTTGAATCTCGCAGTTCCGTCAGGGCTCGCCTGGATGCCGTTCAGCGTCGAGTAGAGGAACCAAAGAGCCCAGAGCAGGCCGAGGCCGGCAACTATCCGAAGGGGCATCTGCGAGTCGATTCAATTCCTGGAACGATTGAGACCAAGAAAGGCGGAACCAGGAAGGGTATTGATCGAAAGGGTAAGCCATGGCAATTCAAGATGAAGGATGCCTACGGCTACCTGAAGGGCACTGAGAGCAGGGAGCCTGATGGTCGAGGTGGCTTCGATCAGATCGATGCGTTCTTTGGTCCATACCTGGATTCAGGCCATGCGGTGATCATCAACCAGAAGAAGGATCCAGCGAAACCGATGTCCCTGGAGAACTTCGACGAGCATAAGATCATGCTCGGTTACCGGGACACCGAGGAGGCACAGGAGGCGTACCGTCGCAACTACACCGATGGTGGCGCACAGATGGGCTCAGTGGTCGCGATGACGACTGAGGAGCTGCGTGAGTGGCTGGAGACTGCCAATACGAAGACACCTGCCGTTCTATCGGAGGTGGTATTCGTGCCTGGCAGAGGTGAGGTGGACTTCCGTCCATTCCAGCCGGCCATTGACGCAGCTCAGGCGTATGCCGATGCCAATGACATCGAGTACGAACCAGCAAAAGAGCGAGCCAAGATCGACGTTCGCCGGGCTTCGATGATTGCCAGAGAGTTCACCAGGATGGAGCATGATCCGAGTGATCCGGCTGTCGCGGCAGCTTACCAGGCAATGATCGATGAGACCCTGGCACAGTATGAGTATGTCCTGGAGAGCGGCCTGGAGGTCGAGTTCGTCAAGGGCAAGGATCCGTACAGGAGCCCCAGAGATGCCATCCTGGACATCCGTGAGAACAATCACCTGTGGGTCTTGCCAACACGAGAAGCCTTTGGCACTAGGGCTGAGTTCGAGGCGATCGATAATCCCCTGCTGAACGAGACCAAGTACAAGATCTCTGGCAAGGTAGCTCTGGCGAACGACATATTTCGAGTGGTCCACGATTACTTCGGCCACCTGGCGAATGGCTTTGGCTTCCGCGCCAGGGGCGAGGAGAACGCTTGGCAGCACCACGCAGCAATGTATTCACCGCTTGCCAGGCGAGCCATGACCGTAGAGACCAGGGGCCAGAATAGCTGGGTCAATTACGGGCCTCATGGTGAGACGAACCGCACAGCATCAGCCGCGGATACCGTGTATGCTGACCAGAAGATCGGACTCCTGCCTGTTTGGGTGTCCGAGGAGGGTAGATTAAGTGCCAAACGACCAACTCCTGAAAGCCGCCCAACAGAGGGCGGAGAGCTTGTTGCTCCGCCAGTCTCAGCAGAAGGGCGCATCACCCTCACGCACTACAGCCGGCGAGCCGACATCGACCGGATCGATCCCAGCTTCTATGGCCAAGGGATCCGCGGAGCCGAAGGGCAAAGGGCGCAAGCGTTCCCGGAAACCTGGATCGACCGCACGTACTATGGTATCTCACCGGAACTTCCGGGTGGGTATCGGAAGGAATCGGGACTAGGGCCTGAGACCTATGAGACGAGCATCGACGCTCGTCTGTTGTATGACCTCCAGGTTGATCCTGAAAACCTGGCAGCAACTCCAGATCTGAATGAATCCGAGGCAGCCATCCGTGACGCCGGCTATTCCGGCTATTGGCTGAAGCACCCAAGTCTCGGCCTGGTGTCGGCTGTCTTTGATCCACTCGAAGTCGAGACGAAGAAAGGCCCATCAGCGAGAGCCAGGCGTAAGACGAATGCCGGCAGAGGTCAGTCCGTTGATGATGTGCAACAGATCCTACAAAAGATCTATCGGATGTTCCGCACTGTGCCTCCGGTACGAGTGGTCGAGTCCATCGAGGACCTGCCGCGGCATCTCCAGGTGTCTATGGAGGACGAGCATTCCAAGAAAAACACCACCGGGATGTATGACCAGGGTGCCTTCAACGATGACATTTACATCATTGCCAATAACGTCAGCTCCATGGCGGAAGCGGTCGAGACCCTACTGCATGAAGTGGTTGGTCACTTCGGCCTCCGGCAAGTCATTCCGCCATGGCGATTCGATGAGTTCATGGACATGGTGGCCAAGTCGTTCCCGAAGCAGGTCAGAGAAGCAGCGCGGAGTTACGAGCTGGACTGGAATGATGTTGAGGAGCGCCGGATTGCTGCGGAGGAATACATAGCTCACATCGCACAACGAATCTTGGCTGGACAGACCGTATCGCAGAGAGCCAGGGAGATCTTGGATAGGATCGTCGAGGCTCTACAGAATGTAGTTCGCTGGATGACTGGCCAGGAGCAGATGTTCACCACTGGGCAGATCATGTCGGTCATTGCTCAGTCGAGCGACTTCGTGCAACGACCAGGTGGTTATCAGAGATCCAAGCGGCGAGGCCGGCTGCGTCATGTCAGTGCCCCATACTTCTTCTCCCAGGTGTGGACTGCATTCAACGAGACCGATACTAAAGCCACCTCTGTCGATGGCTGGTATCAGTTTATGAAGGGCCAACTCAAAAATGGAAAGATAAAGCAGGCCGAACTCGATTGGCTGGGCCTGGGTGATGCAAAGAATCCTGGTTGGCTGGCCGAGGCTACCTGGGGCCAGATGTATCAGCTCACATCAGACCACAGCTATGGACGACGCACCAACTTCGAGGATGTTGAGAAGCTGTTCCCACCACCAATGTTTGCGGTCTTCAAGGAGCAGCGTGAACTGGGCGCTGAGATTCAAGGGATTGCAGAGAAGGCCAAGGCTGCTCAGCAGCAAGCATGGGAGGAAGCCTTTCCGACCACGGAAAAACAGGCCAAGAAATATAACCGCGAAGCTCAACAGTTCAAGGATGACTGGAAGAAAAATCCTGAAAACGATCCGATGCAATTCCTTTCTGTCAATGAGCAGCGCGATGCTGCTTTGATGGATGAGCGGCACGAGGAGTTGACCAACCAGCTCCAAGAGTTTGGTCGCACAAAACCGAAGAAGATCCCAAGGCATATCATTCAATCGTATATCGAGCGCAATGGTGTGGACATCGAGGTCAAGGAACCTGGTAATCCAGAAGAAGACTACGGCCCACCTGACTGGAGCGAAGACTATCCGGATGAGGAGGATTCACCGGAGGAGGATACGTGGTACGACCATTGGGAGCCCATCGAATCAGAGAACTGGGGATCCTATTTCGATACTCAGCAAAGAGAGGTCTGGGCAGAGCATAACTGGAATCCAGATCTTGAAGCTGATCCGGACATTCCGGAAGAAGCAGACATGGACACCGAGGAGCTGAACGAAGCTCTCGGTGCCTGGGATGGGACCAGCGAAGAAGACATGGAGGAGGAAGCCAACGATAAAACCAGAGAGGCAATCGAACTAGATTTCTACGACGAGGCGCGAGAGGAGTGGGAGAAAAAGAATACCAAGAGACGATGGTACTCCGGCAACTATCAGATGATGACGGATGACGATGGCGACTTCCGAATCTATGACGATCAGGGCGGTGACCTCGGTTATTACAGCACCTGGGAGGAAGCAGCGGACGCTGCCGAGGAGCATTACAACGAACAGACTCATGCCTGGGCAAGCTACATGCTCAAGCCTGCCGGCAAGGATTACGGGGTGCTGCTATTCCGTTGGGAAAATCCAGACAAGCAGTTGTTCACAGAGACCGCTCACTGGGAGGAGGACGACAATTTCGTAGCTCATGTTCGCTTCGATATTCGCAAAGATCCTGATGGCAACGAGGTTTTCTACATCGATGAGATGCAGTCCGATTGGCATCAGGAGATTCGAGATACGATCAAGGCCAAACTGAAAGAGATTCACGCTGAGCATGGTTTCGATAAGGATTACGACAACAGAGATGGCACCTTTGGTGGTGGCGAGGAATACGATGGCACACCTCCAGAGGTCATGTACGAGAAGGCCAGGGCTGAATCACTTGATAATCCAAGACTGAAGCAACTGCACAAAGATCTAGCTCAACAGGATTTTAAGGCCCTCGCTAAGTCGAGAGAGACGATCGTCGAAGAACTGAAATCCTGGCCAATGACGAAGGATATGTCAAAGCGTCTCCAGGCTGTCCTTACTGGCGAATACTCAAATAACTCAATCGATCTACTTGCTGGCTATAGAGCGGATCTGGCCTCAAGACAAGCGTCCGCTGACACTGCTTTGGAACAACAGGAAGGAGAGATTCAAGCCAAAGTATTTGAGGACCATGGCTTCTACCATTCTCTCGGTGAGGCGAGCAACAAACTGTTCGCGGCCTATCGAAAGATGCGAAAAAGTGAGCGCGGTGAACAGTATAACGCTGAGCTGATTTCCAGAGAGGAGTTCGATCAGTATGTGAATCAACAAGCCAGGGAATACGGTTTAACCACTCGTTTGATCTATGCGACCAGAAATACAGGCGTGACTGCTGGTGTCGATTTTTCTGAATGGATGGAGAGACAGTGGGCAGCAGGCAACGCTCAAACGATTGACCGTAAAGCTATTAACTCACCACGAGTTATATCTGAATGGGACGGAACGCCGCAGAAGGAAATCGAGGCCGAGCGGGAAGAAACGGCTATTGCCCAGCTCATGGATGAGACGCGAGATGAGACTGATCTGCCGGCAGGAACGAGGAGGCAAGGCAAGATATACAGGACCGCTCAAGCGAGAGATTTTAGTCAAGCGACCTGGACGAAACTAATCGAAGATGCAAGCGGCGATTCGTCTAACTGGGATCGACACAACGCATCTGAGTTGTGGAAGGTCTGGTCGAGTTTGGCTGATGCGATGCACAAGATTTCGGCTGCTGACCGTCAGCCATTGCCTGGGCGTGGACCAGTGCCAGGCTTCTTTGATTACGATGCGCCGAGAGGTTTGCAAACTACTGTCCGCGCTCAAATTCTGAGCTTTGATGAGAACATCGGGAAGTATCAAAGATATGCAGATGGCCAGAGCTTCGCGCCATTCGAGAAGGATTGGCAGCTACTGGTCATCAAACACATGATCGCTGAAGCGGCCAGGCGTGGCATGCCACGGATCTACTTTTCCAAGGGCGAGGTTCATGGGGTTCGCTGGTCAGGGGCTGAGTCGGTTGAATCACTTGAGTTTGTTAAGCATCCAATCCCTGAAGTTGAGCAAGATCCAACACCAGATCTTTTCACCGGAGAGATCACGCCGGTCAAACGTGGAGATGCTTTCACGATCGATCTGTTAGTACCTGGAGCGAATCAACTCGACATGAAGACGACCAACAAGCAGCTTCGGAAGAATGTTGGTGATCGTGTAGCCAGGCTCATCCTGGGATCTGAAAAAGATAGAGGAACCATTCGAGCGGAAGACGCCGGTCTAAGGGGCATCCTGGTTCCACGAGGTAGTAGCAGGACGTTGAGTGGATCCAGGACCACGTACAACGAGGTCGCAGTCAACAGCATCAACAAGTTCCTGAAGAAATTCAAAGGCAAGGTGAAGGATGTCTGGGTGCCTGGTGATAACAGTCAATCGTCCAGGGATGAGGCGGAACGGTTAGGTGTTGCCACTCTTGGTCAGCCTGGCAACGAATACGAAAAGTGGGATAACGCACGGCTCAGGCGACTGACGACTCCTGAAATCCATCGGTTTATCGAAGGTGGTCTCGACTCTGATCTAGTGAAACAAGGCCGGGAGATGTTTGACCTGGAAGATAGAGGCGTCTGGGGAATCGAAACACGAGCCGAAGATGGCTTTTACGAATTTAATACTCATGCCGGCTTCTTGCCAGGAAAACCAAGAGCGGTTGAGCGCCTGCACAATCTCATGCGACAAGAAGGCGAGAAGGACTGGGGTTACGAAGCCTGGGAGATTGAGATCACGCCGAAGCTGGAGGAGACCGCGAAGAAAGGATTCCCGCTATTCCACAAACGAGGCAAGCCGAAGACTGGCGACACTGGTCTGGACAATGCGCTCGAATGGGCGAGGAAGAATATCGGTCCATCAGGACCACGATCGCTTGAGCGACTGCAAAGACAGATCAGCGAAATCATCAACATCGAACGTAAACAGATGAAGTTGGAGCAAGCTCTGATCGATCAGTTCGCCGGCCTGAAGTGGGCAATCAGACAAACGCATGGTCACGAGCTGCCGGCACAGATGTCAGCGTACAAGCAGGCTCACTTCACCACCAGCATGGATTCGCAAATGTACGTGTTCCTGACCCACGGCATTCCGGTGTGGGAGACGGTAACGACTGCCGAAGGTGAGGGCACGATCACTGGCATCAAGCCAGGCAGCAAGGGTCTCCTGGAGGTCCTGGAGCCGGTTGCTGACAAGATCACGTACTGGGGCTATTGGATGGCTGCCAGGCGAGCCGATCGTCTGCTGAAGGAAGGTAGGGAAGCTCTGTTCACCCAGGAGCGTGTGGACGAGCTGCTGAAGTTAGGCGAGCGATTTCCTGAGTTCCAGGATGTGGCTGACGCATACAACGACTGGAAGACGCAATTCCTGGACTGGGCATCAGAGGCAGGTGTCATCAACGAAGACACCAGGCCGCTGTGGGATCAGGCAGATTACGTGCCGTTCTACCGCATCAAGTCCGACGAGTTGGGCGGATCCTTTGCCAAGCGAGCCGGCATGGGCGGCCCAGGAATTGCGAACGTAGCACAACCGATCAAGCGTCTCCGTGGAGCCAAGCATCCGCTCGGTGACATCCTGGAGAACATCATCGTCAACTTCCAGCACATCGCGACGACGACGATGAAGAACAAAGCTGCTCAGCTTGCAGTCGAAAATCTCAAAGATTCTGGGCTGCTCGTGCCGGCACCACCAACTGCTTTCCTGAAGGAGGAGTTCATCCCTATGGATGAGCTGAAGCGTAAGCTCAAGCAAGCTGGTGTTGACTGGGAAGCTATGCCCACCGAAGCACTGGAGAGCATGCAGAAGATGTGGACCTTGCAGCGACCTGTTGGAGATGACTACATCTCGGTGCTGTACAACGGAAAGAAAAAATGGTTTGAGGTCCGAGAAGAAACGCTGCTGAGATCTCTCACAGCGATCAATGAGAAGAAATTTTCAAGCGTGATGGGCCGATTTTTCATGTGGCCATTGCGAAAGGTTAAGCGCCTCGGCACCACCTTGATCACGCTCGCTCCAGATTTCATGGCGGCGAACTGGTTCCGAGACATCTTTTTGGCATTCGCGAACTCGCGTCATGCGAAGTTTCCCAAGCCATGGTCGGCAGCGACCGGAGCCTGGAAAGCGTTCACGAAGTCGCCTGAGATGGTGGCCATGATGGCTGCCGGTGGCGCTTTTTATTCTGGCTACATCAACGCCAACGATCCGGTATCAACGGTCAAGGCGATGAAGCGAGCCTTGCGTCAGACAGGATTCAAAAACCGAATCCTGGATGCACCATGGAAGCTGTTCCACCTGTACAACGACATCGGTGCAGCATCCGAGAATGCCAATCGAATTGGTTCTGGCTACATCCCTGCGATGAAAGCTGGTGCCGGCAAGGCCGAGGCAATCTGGGAAGCCAAGGACTTGATGAACTTTGCCAAGCATGGTGATCATGCCGCGGTGCAATTCTTCGTTCAGTCCGTGATGTTCCTCAATGCCAGGGTCCAGGGCCTGGTTAGATACGGACAGCGATTCACGGAAGCCCCAGGACTGACGTTTGCCAAGTCAATGATGTATGCCATGGCTGTACTGATGATCTGGCTGAAGAACAAAGACGATGATAGATACAAGGCACTACCTCCAGACGACAAGGATATGTACGTCCATTTCTGGACCAATGGCAAGCACTGGCGTCTCCCGAAATCCTTCGAGCTGGGCATGATCTTTGGTGTCGGCATCGAGCGCACGTTTGAGTATTACTACTCCAATGAAGATGACGCCGGCAAGGTAGCGATCGATCGAATGTGGTGGGTCATGGGTGAAGTTTTCAATATCCTGGGTCCGCGGTTCCCGTTTGTTCCTTTACCGCAGGCCATCACTCCGTTGTATGAAGCGACGAACAACTGGAACGCTTTCTTCCAATCACCGATCGTTCCTGAGTACATGCAGGACATAGCCGAAGTGAAGCCGGAGATCGTCTTTCGTCCTACCACCAGTCCGACAGCTCGCGAGCTTGCCAGGGGATTACCGAAGTGGGCCCCAGCGACGTTAAGGAATCCAATACTTCTTGAACATCTGGTTCGTGGATATTTTGGGACCTTGGGCGCTTACGTGATGATGATGAGCGACGACTTGGTTCGGAAGTCGTTCGATTATCCAGCCAGGCCAGACCTCAGATGGGACAAGATGCCTGTAGCAAGGCGCTTCTATACTGGCGATGATCCGCCATCGAGGACTTCGTTCGAGGAGGTCATTTATCAGGTACGCCAGAATGCCAGGGAGATCGAGCGAGCTGTCAGCCAGATGGAGAAGCTGGAGATGGAGGACGAGATCGATGCGTTCATGGAGCAGCCATCAAAATACGATTCAACCTTCACCAACGAGCAGGTCGTCGAAGCATCCAAGGCAATGAAGCCCAGCTACAACGAGATGAAGCGTATTCGCAAGGAGATCACGGAGCTGTGGGAAGACGAGGAGATGAGCGGCGAGGAGAAGGGCATAGAGCTGAATAATCTTCTGCGGGATAAGTTGGAGGAAGCCAAGGAAGGTTGGTTGGAGCGACCAGGATCTTCGGAAAATAAAGAGGATGAGCCACCGAATGCTGGAGCTGTTATCCAGTTCGAGGCATTGCAGGACACCCTCATAGATCTATCGCCAGAAGACCGGGTTGATTATTTGGCTGAGCAAGGTCTGGATAAAACTGCGGATCTGTTGGTCTCATTGCCGACGAAGCCGAGCAGCAGGCTTCGCAATATCATGCGGGAGAACTCAGTCTGATGGAACTACTTAATCGACGCATCTCATCTGGAGATGAAGCTACCCTGGGTACGATGTTCGAGGTGAGCAATCAGCCTGCGTTCATCTGCTACGTGCTAGAAGATCAGTTCAACGAACCAAAGATCAAAGGCGAGACTCGAATCCCACCTGGTAGATACCAGATCAAGCTGCGAACTGAGGGCGGCATGACCGTGAGATACGGCAATCGATTTGATTTCCACAAGGGAATGCTATGGCTCCAGGACGTACCTGATTTCCAGTTCATTTATATCCATGTCGGCAACAAGGACGACGACTCCGAAGGCTGTCTCCTGGTTGGCGACGGTCAAGTATCGAATGTGATTGAGCGCGGCCAGGTGACCAGCTCAGTGGTCGCGTACACACGTTTGTACAAGACGATCGTCGATGCCCTGGATGCCGAGGAACAGGTCTGGATCACAGTGGAGGATTACGCATGAATAAATATCAAGGCAAGAGATTCCTGAGTTTCCTGGTGGCTACTGGCGCATTGTGCATGGGCTTTTTCTTTGGCAATCCAATCGTTTTCGGAGCATTCGCAACGTCGCTCGGTGTTCTGTATGGAGCGTATTTAACAGGCCAGTCAGCGACGGACTGGCAGAAAGCAAAAAACGGGGGCTAATTATGGCCATGAATTTATCGAAGTTAGGCGAGACCAAGGTCACTGTGCCAGTGATCCTGATTGTTGCCGTGGCAGTGATCGGCTTTCGGGCTCAGAGCTTCACGGTAAAAGTCTTGGATGAGTTTTTCTTCAGCGAAGCACAAGGCCAGGAGCTGGCCGAAGCGGTGCAGGAGAATACCGAGGTGCTTTACAAGTTCATCTCGAAGTCAGAGATCCGGGATCTCAACAATGAAATCCAGGCAGTGACTGAACAGATCACCGAGACCCAGTTGTGGATCGCTGCCAACGGCTCGAACGACATTGCGACTGCCAGGTTGCAGGACCTGGTAAGCCGGCGTGATGATCTCACGGAGACGAAAGCCTGTCTCCTGGATGATGACATCGACGACAAGGACTTTTGCTATGAGTAAAGGATTGATGATTGCCGCAGGGATCATGGCTGTCATTGCTCTACTGCTGTGGCGAGAGAACTCAAGCCTGCATGACAAGCTGGGCCAGGCGAAAGCCGCGGTGACTCAGGCCAAACAAACCAATGACAACAACCTGGTGGCAATTACTGACCTGGGAGACCGGCTGGATAAGTGCGTAGCCGATCGCCTGGTTGATGAAGCAGCGAACGTCGCTGTGGTATCAGAACTGAAAGCGGACATCCTGGAACTGGAAGAAGAAGGAATCGGTATCCGGATTGAGCGAGAGGAGATATTCCGTGAACCATCGTGCGAGGAGTTGGGGAATTTGGACATCAATGCTATTTGCCCTGCTTTGGCTACAGGGCTGCGAGACAGCGCCGACAGTCTTAACCGAAGTGGAGATCCGGGAAGTGCCAGTCCCGGTGCGGACACCTCTCCCTGACGATTGCTTTGAGCAGCACGAGGTTAGCCCACAGGCAGAGATGTCTGCGGAAGGTTCATTGACTGTTGAAGATTACGTGACCTGGGCTGATGGCCTGGTCGTCGTCACTCGTCGCTATCAGGCTCAGGCTGATCGGTGCGGGATTCTGAATCAGAAGGAGCCCGATCCAACAGCTCCGAGCGAAGAACCTTGATCTGTTTAGGTGCCTGGATCCCCAGTCTCACCTGGCCTCCCTTCGTGCCCAGTACCGTCACCGTCACCGCTTCCCCGATGTTTATCGACTCGCCCTGGTTCCTCGTCAGAATCAGCATCCCTTTTCTCCGTTTTCCGTAAGTCATCGATGGCGGCGATAACGGTGGCAAGTGTATCTGCTTTTTTCTGGTCGAGTGGAAGTTTTTTTGATGAGGCAAGCATGACCAAAAGATCTTCCAACTCATTCCATGCAGCGGGAAGATCTTTGCTCTCAGCCTCACCGATCGGCCTGGTGAGATGTTTCAACCGATCGATGAGGTCTTGGGCCCTGGCGATAGGATGCGTGTGACTCATGGTTGAGCGGATCCTGGTAGAACTACTCCTCGGAGCCCTCGTCCTGCTCCTCGGATTCAGCCTCTGGATCCTCGAATAGATCTGTCTGCTCGATGTGGATGGCCAGGTCGAATGACTTGTTCATCAGCGCATTGATGCGGACGAGTTCGTTGTCGTTGTACTGCGAGTATTGAATCAGCCCGGTCAGGACAACATGGTTGGGAGTTTGCAGCTCAGCCTTCAGTGACTTCAGGTTGCACGGTTTTAGTTGCAGCGGATCCCCGAAGTCTTCCTGATCCCAGATGTTGACAACCGCGCCTTCTGGTTTTCGATTGATGACGATGGGATTGATCGATGGCCTGGCAACGTGACCCTCCTGGGTAAACATTACGCTGGCCAGGGCCTCGTCTTTTTGATCGACATCGTTGGTGGGTGCGAGCATGGCCAGGACCTCAGATCCCAGGGTTACTGAGAACGGGAGGTCGAAGGCATTGCCTTTGTTCTTTTCTTCTCGTGGATTGAATACGCCGAACTTGGCGGTCGTGCGAGTCAGCTCGAATTGCATGATGGACTTCTCCGGTTATTGTTGTAATGGGAGCGTCCCAGGAGTCGAACCTGGGCGTGAGCCTAAAATCTAACGGGGTCCGTCGATTCAGCCAGGCTCACTGGTCGCTGGGAGTTGGTACGTCTTTCCACAACAGAGGTTGTGTCTAATCTCCCTACCAGCACGGCTGCCGCTTCGTCACCGCTCCACTGTTTACTTCTTGCGCCAGATCCTGACGAACTCACCAGTCTTGCCATCCGGCTTCTTGGGGTCCACAGGTTCCTTTACCTTGTTGACCACGAACCGCTTCTCGGTTCGCTTATTCATATTGCTGGCTGCATTGCGGAGTGAAGTCCAGTATTCCGGATCGACACGAAACGAGTCTCCGACTTCCATCGTATCGATGTAGCTTTTGAAGTTCGGTCGTTCCTTTGGGACTGGGATTCCCTTGTCGATTGTGATGTCCATATTATTCCTCTCCGCTCCTGTAGTAGTAATGGACCTCATGACGGTCGTCTTCTACGTCCAGGTTGTGAACTATCTGAGCATTGGTCCCTCTCGGCCACATCTCGGCCTCGATCCAGTCGTCGCCTTTGACTGTCATCTCGACGTTGGTGCTGTACGTGTTCTGAAGGAACTCACTCACCTGCCAATACGATTCATAATCTACGTCATCGAAGATCCAGATACCACTGGTGAGCATCCCATCCTCGAATAAGTAAACGAGCCTGAGCTTTTCGTTCAGGAGCTTGCCGCGATACCAGAGATCCTTGCAGCTTGCGCTGATCAGATCGTAGTCTTCGCCTTCCATGTGATTGGTGACGAACTCGATGCCGGCTCCCCAAGCGTATCCGCTGAAGCCAGACAGATCTTTCGGCGGCTGTGCCGAGTCCTGGCCGTATGCCAGGGCAGCCATGACCAGCATGGCTATTGGAAAGAAGAACTTTTTCATGACTGTACCCTTTATGCTATTTACACATAATCAATTAGACCACAGGATTGCACCGATTACAAGGTCGTCTGTGGCTTTTTGACGAATATCCTGGTGCCAGTATTGCCTGGATCTATGATGGGCTGCTTCATGCACAGCTCCAGGAGCTTCATTTCCAGCATGATGTCACGCAGCGCATAGTCCACGACCGCTCCAATGCGGCCCAGTTGCCATAGCTTGGGAGCCAGGGCACCATCTCCGGACTTCTGATAGCCCAGGTTCACCAGGCAGCAGTTGTCCAGGTTGTATCCCTTGGCGAATTTGTGGGCCCCGGCAGCCTCTTTAATCTCCAAAAAGAGATCGAATGTCTTCTCGTCCGGGACCGTGTATCCGTGTGCAGCGATGAGCTTGTTGTCGAAGTGCTTGCTGTTGAAGCCGGCAATGACATCGGTCTTCTCCATCATCTCGAACAGCTCGTCCAGGTTGTCTTCCATGAAGATCCTGGGGAAGCCCTCCTCGAAGTCATAGGCCGAGACCACAGAGATGCCCATGCCCAGGTGATCTCCCCAGCCTTCGCAATACTCGAAGCCTTCTTCCCTGGGCTCGTCTTTCGGCGGGATCAGCTTGGCAATTTCGCAGTCATAGATCAGCATTGCGTAGCTCCTGTAATGTTTCCAAAACGGCTTCCATCAGTTTGATTTGTTGGTCAGCGAATATCTCGCTCATGCGTCCCTGGGAAACGCGCCTGGCATAGACTCGACGCCGGAACGTGATCTCACGCTCGACGCATTTGATCTGGGCTTCCAGGGGAATCTCTGCCTGGGGAAATAGATCGCGAGGAACATCATCAGCCATGCTTGTCGGCCCAGTGCTGAGCAGCAGCTTGCCGGCTGCGGAACATTCGCTCACAGCTCGGAGCATTCGGACAGGCCACCGTCTTCGGAGGCTTGTAGTTCACCGGCTGGCTGTCGTCAGGTTCCTCGCTGCAAGCAGCGCATCGAACCGGATAGCCTGGGGGCTCGCCGCCAATATCCATGAACTCACCGCAGCCCTCGCACATGGTTCCGTCCAGCATCATCTCTGCTATTTCACCCATGACGATCCTTCCCGAATACTCTCTCGAATATCGACTTCTCATCGACAGCGGTCATCTGCGCGACCACCAGCTCCTGACGCTGGACCAACTCCTCGTAACGTCGCAGGAACATCTCCAGGGTGTGATCGATCGATGATGCAGCCTGGGTCATCTGCTCGGCAGCAGCCCTCATGTTGCTGGCAGCGCGAGTCACTTCCTCAGCGCCGACCAGGTGGACGTATTCATTCATGGACGCTGTACTCCTTCTCGACTGCGCCGGCAGTGGGCTTGCCGACGATCATGTTGCGGACCCAGGTGGTCCTGCCGGAGCGTAGCCGGCGTATGTGGCCGCGGCGTTTGTGCATCCTGGGGCTGGCATGGGTGCCTCCCTGGTGTGGCTTGGCAGCCGGAGATGCCTGGAGGATGTCAGCCACGATGTCCAGGACTTTGTATTCATAGAATGGCGTTCGGCTTTTCTTCGCTCGTTTCTTGTTGAGCTTCGTGGGTGCTGGCAACGTCTCGTAGCGGCCATGGTCGATTGCCAGAGCTGTCAGCAGATGGAGCGTAGCGAACACCTCGTCAGACAGGTCTCGCATGACCCTGGTGGGGCGCTCCTCCTCCGGATATTCCTTGTAGGCAGAGAAGCCCAGGGGCAGGACCGCGGTCAGGCCATGCTTCGACATCGCTTTCATGGTCTCGTTGCCGCCACGAGGAAAGAACATCCCAGCCGGTGGTGGTATCCAGAGATCCAGATCATCCGAGTACGAGATCGGGAACACGTAGAAGCCCTTCATGTCGCCAGTGTGGACCTGGTGGATGTGAGCAAGCATTTCGGTTTGCTCATCCAGCACCTCGGTCTCGACGCATAACGCGATGCGCTTCGAGCATTGTCGTTCCTGCGGCATCATCGGCTCGCATCGAGGGTCGTCATAGGGGCAAGGAAATTCAAGCGCCACGATTGGATACGGGAGACGAGTCGGGATTTGAACCTCGTCGCACATCTCCATCTCGTGTTGCTCAAAGATCTTGCCCCATGACGGTAATATGAATTTCTCCGCCTGTTCCAGCAGGATGATGCACTCCATGGCCGAAGCCAGGATCGCTCTGCCTACTTTTTTGGTCTCGTTCCTGATGATCGCATCATCGAGAGCCTTCATGTTCTCGCAGGCATGGGTGCAGTAGTTAAGTGGCTGAGTCATGGCGGACTATCCTTCATCAATTCTTGATAGTGGAATGGTCTCCCCAGTGCATCTGAGATGGTGATTCGTTTTTTCTCGCGGAATCCCTGGATGATCTGGTTGTATTCAATTACATGAGACCAGACTGAGATGCGGTTCTCGACAAAGGCGATCCCTCGATCAGTGATTTTCCAGTAGCCACTTTTGTTTTTTGCTGGATTATCTGGATTTGGCTGCGCTATCGCCATGCCCCAGAACACCAGCTTGCCAACCTGGTTGTCTTTCAGAATGTGTCGTGTACCAGTCGATGGCAGATGAATGAATCCTTCATCCTTGTGTCGATAAAGGTTAATCACTTGCATGGCCATGCCTGAGTTGAATTTTCTGGCATACACTTTGCCGAAGCGTTTACAACATGGACAGATGACACCTTTTGGCTTCACGGCTTTTTCAAAGTACCTCCGATGAGCTTCCGATAGCGTCTGCCCCTCTATCTCAGGTCCGAATGTGTATGCGTTTTTACCCACGGAAGTTCTCCACCAGGACCCATCCGTCACCGCACTTGCGGTACACGGTGCCCAGGTTCGGTGAGCCCCAGATTCCACCTTCTGCCATGTGATTGTGCAGGCTGGTCAACCAGTGCAGGTTTATCTCGCGCTGCCATTCCGGCAGGTTCTCACTGAAGCTGTCTCGTACATCCTTTATCGACAGCACTTCGTCCGCTTCGGTGTTCATTCGTCACCTCCTCAGAATGGTATGTCGTCGTCGAAGTCGTCAGGTGGAGCTGAGTCATCAGCATCCGTGCGTGACTGAGGTGGCAGACCATCCTGGTCAGTGTCAGGATCTTTGCCTTCGCCAGCAGGGTGCGGCGGTCGGCCTTCGCCTTCCTTCTTATCCAGGAACTCGAAGTTGTCCACACGGATCTCGGTCGTGTACCTGGTGACGTTATCCTTGTCGTCCCACTTCCTGGTCCGCAGCTCACCTTCGATGCAGACCTTGGATCCCTTTCGCAGGTACGTGGTCATGGTCTCGGCTCGTTTGCCGAACGCCACGCAGCGATGCCACTCGGTATGTGACTTCTGCTCGCCGCTCTGCTTGTCTTTCCAGCGACGGTTGGTGGCAATCGAGATCGTGGTCACGGCATCACCGTTGTCCATGTACCTCGTGTCTGGGTCAGAGCCCAGGTTGCCGATCAGTATTACTTTGTTCATAGCGGTCTCCTCAAATTTGTCAGCTATGGGTGATACGCTTCCGGAAGCTCCAGGAGCGTGAATATGTGCCACACCAGGGGAACAGGATGGTAGTTCACCGTGGCTACCCAGATCCAATTCTCCCAGCCATCGATCTGGTGACCAGTGCCGACGACATGGAACGAGTATTCAGCCTGTTCCTTCTCATAAATATCTACCAGGGCCCATATGCAAATGATGTTCGGATCTCCCTGGTGTCCGTAGTGCAAGATCTGAGCGCCTTTTGGCAGCAGCATTTTCAGCACACCGGCATGGACGGTCAGCTCGTACTTATAGACCTTCTTCATAATCGTTATCGAACTGATAGGCTCACATCCTTGTTGACGGTCAGGCCATGATGCTTGCCGGTCTTTTGATCTTCCGGCCATTCAGCGCCGACTCGTTTGGCGACTGCGTTCATCACGGTCTTGTTCCAATCCTTGATGATGTTGGTCGGGAGATGGTCGTCGATGATGCCCTGACATACGGCTTTGATGTCTTCGTACTGAACTTCGCCCTTCCAGTTGGTTCTGGTGCTTCCGGTTGCGCCCGTAAGCGAGCCCCTGGCAGCCGGAGCCTTCATCACTGGAGCTGGCGTTTCCGCGGCGACATCTAGTATCGCTTCAGCTCGCTCGTCGTCACCGGCTTCTGAGGCCGCCTCAGCGTCTCTCAGGGCCTGCTCATCAGCCAGGCGCTGTTCTTCTATCGCGGCCTGGCGGACACGCTCATCCTCCTCAGACTTCCACTTGGCAGCCTTGGTGGACACGATCTGCTTGGCCTTCTTCACAGCATCGGTGATCGGGCGGAACTGATCGTTGATCCATCCGATGTGATCGTTGAGCGGTCCAGTGATTGCCTTCCTGGCATCCTCGGCCTGGTTGATCTGGCCCTGGCAGATTCGCACGAAATCGGTCGCAGTGGCGAACTCCTCGGTGGTCGAGACCACAGCCTTGTTGGCCTGCTCCGTCAGGTTGTTCGCATTGTCGATGAGCGGTTGCGACTGCGTGAGCAGAGTGGCTGGCGTCTGTATCATTGGTCTCATGCGGTGTTCTCCTGTTGGTATGACGCGGCGGCTGTCCTGATCATCTCGATCGCTTCAATGCAGCGTTTGTCAGGGATCGAGTTGTCGCCTTTGTTATGACTGATGTGGTCGAAGATCTTTTCAGCTTCGCTGGTGCTGGGTAGATTGGTGTTCCAGTCTTCCTCTTGCTGGAAGCCGATACCGATCTGCATAAATTTCGGGAATCCGACGATCGCCTGGGTATCAGACACCATGACTTTGAATAACCAGTAGTCTTCATCGCCAACTGGTGGCGTGATCATGACGTTCAGGTCGCCGGCCTGGAATATGCAGGGGTCTGTGATGTCTTCGCTATTCGCTTGTAACTGTAGGTCCATCTGGTCTAGCTCCTCTCAAATTTTCCTTTAGCGTGTCGAGAACTGATTGAACATGCGTGTACATTGTTCTCCACGCTTTCAGGTTGTGTTCGTTGATCGCATCGTGATTGATTCTGTATTTCGCATAGATGGCTCCCTGCTCAACGGTCATCGGTTTCATCTTAGAACATTGAGGGGATGCCATCCGTTGCCTGGGCAATGGCATGCTCGTAAAACGTCCCATTTCTGAAGTGGTCATCGAATGCCTCCATCTTCTCCCGGAACAGCTTCTGCCAGGTAAGATCACGTTCGATCGTCTGGACATAGATCTGCTGTTCTTCAATAGGGTGCCGTGGATCGTAGCTCACGAACTTGCCCTCGTCCAAGTCATGGACTTCCATGTGACCCTGGGTCTGGTTGTGATGCCAGACTGCCATTCCGAATCGCAATGTCTTCTTGTGATTGTCTGGATTGAACGGGCACTTCACCTCGCAGG